ACAATACTTTTTGGCATTGTGTATGGGTGAAAAAGGGCTACGCCATCTTTCCACGTATTTACTTTCATGCCGTATACAATTTCATTTTTTTCAACAGTTTTATTTAACTCATACGCTGGACAGTAAGAGGTAAGTAAAGGCTTTTTAAAACCTTGCTTTTGAAGCTTAGCTATAGTACTAATACATTCACTGTCCCAGCCCTCAATAAACCTATGGTGCGAATCTAAATGAAGAGTATAGTCCTCTCCATCATAGTGTTGCTGTATTTGATTACGTGCCCAGCAAGTTCCTTGAGCCTCTGTGTGTGGTATCTGTATTACTATAAACCTTCCGTCTTCAGCAAACTGATCAAGTCGGTCCCACTCATCTTCTTCAGCGTACTGGTGGGCTATGCATATCTTTAAATTCTGTGGTTTATGAGCTCTCTCAATAAGGTTTTTAATGGTAGGTATCAGCTCAGGATCACGATAGCTCGCAATCTGTACAAATATAGATTTCATTAGATTAAATTTTATCTACTAATATAATGAATTAAATATTATCAAGAGAATCCTCCTCCTGTACACATACTGCTATTACATCCCGAAGGCGGTATTTGTACGAAGTCTCCTTGAGAAGTAGCAGTAGTTGTACCCTGAATAGTACCACAAAATGTTTGTCCTGTATTTGTTCTAAAAAATATGACCGTACCATTAGTTAATGAAGATGAGTGTGTAATTCTATAACTTAAAAACGTACCACAAGTAGTTACTAAATATGTGAACGAAGCTGCATCTTGTGTTATTTGTCCTGCAACAATTAATGTTATATCAGAGTCTTGAGTAATACTTGTAGGATCAAATGTAACACTTGAATTAGCTATGCTAAAACCAGTAGTAACTAATATCGATGAATTAAAAGTTGTAGTATCTAAAGGCGAAGCTCCCGTCACAAAAGATCCAATAGTGTCGCCTACTAAATTATACCCCACACCCTCAGTGCTTCCAGTGATATTATTTGTAATTGATGTTATAGTTCCAGTAATATTTTGAGGAGTTGAACTACAAGTAGTTGCAGTTCCTAAAGTACTTCCATTCCAATACCTAGATATTTTTAATCCTGCGCTAGTAAACGCGTAGGTTCCTGAAGCTGCAGCTTGTGAGCTTGCGCATCCTTGTTCACTAGCATACAATTGAGTTGCAGTTGATAATGAACTAGTGTCTGCAAAAACTGTAGTATTTCCGCCAGTAGGACAAACATTAGTATTGCTATTATATTCTATTGGAATTCCAAAACAATTTGATGGTGGATTACAAACCGCGCAATTATCTGACCTGTTAGTAATATCGTTTGTATTTGTGGTTAAGCCTGATCCACCAGTTATTTCATAACATGTTGCTGCATTATTTATTTTTACAGCTGTTCCAGTATTAACTGTATTACCATCAGTTCTTACTATGATTGCCGCTCCACCATCACAAGGTACTGCAGTATAAAAACTGTACTGAGTTGGTGCTGGAATATCATCAAAACATGTACCTGTTTGAGTCACTCCTCCAGAGAAGCTAGGAGTATTTAGCCTAGCACAAATTTCTCCTTGTTGATTTGGCTGAGAACTAAAGTCTCTTGAAACTTGCACGCCATCACTACATCTATTAAAAGTTCCTGTGCCAGTTGCTGTATAAGTAGCACAAGCTGCTACAGTAGGGCAGAAATTTGTTATTGTATTAGATGTGGTATTAGTGGCTTGACTTACTAATTTATAACACCCTGATGCAGCGCTTATATTTACGTTATCATTAACGCTAAATCCTGATTGTAACTGTACGTAGTATTCAACATTCGTTGTTGTTTCTCTAGCTAAGAATGAGTTATTAACTACAGGAGCTGGTATACATGGATTAGTTCCGCTAGTACATCCAGTATAAGCTGTTCCAGCATACACCCCATCAAATGTTGTAGCCGATCCTAGCCTTTGAGAGTTAATCTGGTAACACGTTGTTGATCCGTTTATTTTTACTGAGGTTGTTCCCTCGGTAAAAGTTGTCCCATCCGGAGCTTGAATAACTATTGTAGTGTTAGGGTTGTTACACTCTTGAGCATTCCAATAAGTAAATACAGTCGGCACTGCCGGACACCCAGCATCAGCTGTTAGAGCTAAACCATTTTCCACTAAAGGTATCCCTGGGCTTGGAGTGTTAATAGGAGCTGCACCACTATAAGAATAGTAAGCATTTGAATTAGTATTTAAATAAATAAACTGAACGCTCGTAGGAGGTATTGACGTATAAATAGCACTAGGAGCACCTGTAGAAGCAGATACTGGACATAAGTTTAATAGATAATATTCTGCTGGCAATCCTGGATCTGGCACACAACCTCCTGTTATGGTATTAGACGTACCATTAACCGCTAAAGAATCAACAAGCCAACAGTTTGAGTTAATACTAGTGGTAACCTCTTGGCCAACAAAAAAGTTTGAGTCTAATATAACATGGTCTATAGTACCCGCAACCGTATCTGTAATTTTAAATGCATTATTTTCTGCTGGTGGAGGATCTGGAGAAGGCTTAACACAAGAGGGACAAGGCTCAGCAGGTTTTAACACACCGCTTACTTGTTGACGGGCTGTAACACCGCCCATTTGATAAAACCCATCTGGAGCAAAGGTGGTTAAGGCCGCATCAGTATAGACAGCAGTTGCATCTGCAAAATTAAAAGTGTCTATGTAGTATATTCCAGCTGTAGCCATTGTGTAAAATTAATTAATTTTTAACATGTAAAGAATGATATTACCCTTCCGTCATTTCCTATTTGTACCCATCCTTGCATAAATCCTTGCACTGCAACTTTAGTTCCAGGCGCAGGGAATGTAAATCCATAATACTTATTGTTTCCATTAAATGGAGTATTAAAGTTTTTGTCTATAAAGAACAATGTATTTTGAGCAAATAAATTATTCGTTGTTGTAATTGATGTAAAGACTGGTACCGCACAATATACAGTATTGTTACATGGTAGGTTTGATGTACTGTCAAATCCATTACCCGCATTTGCACTAAACATCCAAATAGGATTATCAGTAGAATCACTAGGACAATTTACAGGGTCGTTACAAGCAGATGCTTGACCTACTATATTTCCTCCTGCACCATTACCCCAATTGACTATTTCTATTGTTGCACATTTTCTTACACTTACATTAGATCCGCTTAAATTTACTTCATCATAGTATACAATGTTGCCAACACTTAACAATCCTAAAGAAGTGCTTCCTGACAAGAATACTCTAGTTGCACTACTGCCGCACTGAATAGCGGCGTAGTTATATTGCACACATGCAGACCCTGCTGTAACAGTTCCATTTGTTCCTGATGTTCTGACAGGTATATTTTGAGCACATATTACAGATGACTCTCCACCTCCAACTGTTTCTTGTTGCTGAACTCCGTTACAACTTTCCCAAGTAAACGTATTAGTAGAGCCTCCGCACGATGATCCTGCGGTTACCGTGCCTGTACTTGGGGTGGTGGTTGGGGTTGTTGTAGAACATACGTCTACAGCGTCTCCAGCTGGCAATGAAGCTATAAATCTAGCATCTCCATTACAATCTGTAAAGTCAATTCTTATAGTGTCTGCATTAGCAACAACATCGTAAGTAGTACAAGTAGACGGTGATGCTAAAGTATAAGAGTTACATGCTAATGGAGCTGGTGTAACGTCTGGTCCAGGGGTAGGGGTAGGCTCTACGTTACATCCTACACAACAAACATCATTTAAATCTACGTTAGAATAACATAGCTGCACTTCTGTAGAATCCCTATAATCATAAATCAAATAAAGCCTATCCCCTGTATTGCCTGATGGCATTGTAAATGTAGCGTTAAATTCTGGAGAATTATTTTGAAGAGGAGTGACATTAGTAGAGGCTGCTAAAAGCGCTACAATTTCTGAAGTTATATTTCCATATAATGTAGCTGATCTCAAAAACCTAAAATTATTAGTATCGGGTTTGAAATCATAATCATCAAATCCAATTTTGTTGCTGCCAATTATAACTTTAGCGCCATCATCTGGTATTACTCCAGCTCCTTGGCCTCCAGTTAAACCTAAGTATTGACTAACTAATGGATTTTCTGTACCGTTGTTAAATTCCATTTGCTCACTATGTAAAGGAGAATTGAACAATCCATCTTGCCATCTATACTCATTATGAATAAACTTACCGCGATCTGCATTACTCCCTATACCTACTTGTATAATTGTAATTTCATCCGGCTCTGGGCAGTTAACTGTTACCTCTATAGTGTCTGCTGTTATGCTATTTGAAGAAACCACTATCGTCATGTCTTCAGCATATACTGAATTTTTAGCCACATTTAATATTCCATTAACCGATGTAGTTACGCTAGTAGAAGTTCCATTGTATAATGCTGTTATGGTGTAAGTGTTATTATTTGTAGAATCTTCAATAACGATTTCATTTCCAGAAGCAGCTGCGGAATTGGTTTCTGTAATCATTTTAACTAATCCACCAGCATTTGTAGGGGTATTGGCTTCTGTAATAATATTATCATTACCGCCGCTAGGGATAACGTATTCTATTTCTACCGTACCTACTTCTTGGGTAACATCCACACAATATGAAACCTCTTTGCCAACTGGTATAGTTATATTTCTTGAACTACCACAAAGGTCACAGTTGCCGACAAATGGTAAAGTAATACTATTAGCAGACAGAACATACTCATTCATATAAGGATCAAACCCTCCTATTTTTTGAGCATCAAAATTGTCATGGAATAAGTCTCTAAACCAACCTCTCATTCCAGACTCTGAGATTACAGTTAATGACTCTTGATTATAAGCACCACCTTTTAACTGTATAACAGCCCCCCTTTGCTCGTCTGTAAAAAACTTGTCGGCACCAAATACAGCAAAACTCTCAGGGTTTCGACTAATACCAAACTCTTCTATTCTAGATATTTGCTGACCTAATACTTCAGGCACAGAGGTAAGTGATCCGTTGCCTCCTGCGTCTGTAAGCAAATCTTTACCTGCTAGTACATAGGATATTTTATCTTCTTGTAAAGTAAGGATGTCGGTCTTTCTAGAATGTAATTTTTGAATAGATCCAAATGAATCCTCTAAAGTCTTATAATTAACAAGTCCTAAATTAAATTCATTAAGCTTATTTACATTTGATTCATCATTATATACACCACTATAAGTTAAATCAGCAAACCTGTGGGCCTCTTTATATTCTTGTCCTGATGTTGTTGTAACTCTATTACCCAGTGCAAAGGCTTCTCCTTTAACTGAGTCTCTTATGGTATAACTTTCAACCCCATTTCCAAAAGTAAAACAATCAAAAAATCCTGTGTCAACTATTGCAGAGGTTTTAGTCTGTACATTTTGATTTGCTTGAGTTCCCTCATGCTCTCCATTAGTATTAACTTCAAAATTTAAATTGTTTTCATACCATATATCGGGCGAAGAATCGGAAGGAATAGTTTCAAACACGACAACCCCACCTTGATTAGCTCTGTTTATTTCAAGAGTTATAGTTACTGTAGACCCAGCCCCTTTTAGTATATTAAATGCTCCATTACAACTTTTTGTTCCTGTCGCTAAAAACCACAAACTATTGTCTGTTGAATTTCTATAAAACTGATACGTGTTTTGTTTTTCAGATACCTCTATATATGGATTTTGATCTGTTCTTTCTATGTTTTCAGGAGGATTTACAGTTCCTGTTAAAAGAGCTGACTTATAAACATTACTAGTTCCACTTTCAAATCTATCATTATCTACTACCGACTCTGTTGAAATAAAATTCCCTATATTATCCCCATCAAACCAAGCTTTAAAATCAGCATAGGTAGTTGAAGCTTCATAAGTTTTATCAAATGAACTAGTTCGAGATCCACAATATTCTTGACCAAAAAGCCTTACAGCAAAATTACCAAAGTTAATCCCTGTAGCGCCCTCTTCTCGAACTTGTGTTACTGAAATTCGTATAGTAGAACTTGCTGGAATAGTATAATCGGTGTACGCTGTTCCATCTGGGTTAATTACATTAACTAAAGAAGATGCCACAGGGAATCCTTCATTATCTGATTTTTTTGGATAAGTCGCGGTCCCAGTAGAATTTGGTGCACTTCCTCCTATATCTCCATCTGCGTTGTTAAGTGAAAACCCTTGAGGCAAAAGCTGCATATAAGCTCCAGCTGGAACGTCAATGTAATTAAAGTTAGGATCTGTCCCAGGATCAAGAGGGTTTAAAATTTTTAAAAAGTTTTCCGATTGAACTTCTTTGCTTATAACAGTTGTTTCAACACATCTATTTACAGCTCCACCCGTATCCGACTTGACTATTAAACGCTGTCCAGTCTCTACTTTTGCAGCATTTTCTCCTTCTAATAAAACATAGTAATCATTAGAATTAGGATCTTCAAAAAATCTTTCTGAATATATAGTTTCGTATGTAGATTGATTGGGTTTTATTACAAACTTATAATGCTTTGCCCAATAGGGAGCTCTTTGAGCCCAAGGTATGGTTACTTGTATTTTATTCTGTGTAGTAGAAAAACCACAAGGTATTTGAACAGTATTGTTTGGGCTAACAAGAGCGGTGGATGATCTTAAAAATTCATCCATATATACCACCCCTATTTCGTACCCTCTATTGCTGTGAAGACTAGTTGGATTTCCAACTGAATTATAAGAAGAAAATTGAGCTATAATTTTAAAATATTCATAAACATCTCCAGATCCAGGCGGAGTTGCAGGGTCTTGAACAAATCTTATGGCTGGAATTTGTAATTGTAAAGATGTAGAAGAAGGTGTGTTATTTAATATTTTAATTGGATCACCAGAAGCATCAATACCACTTTGAAATTTTGTAACTGTTCCGGAAGCGGTTGTTAAAGTAGTAGGTACAAAACAATTAAATAAATCAGTTAATGTAGATCCATTACATGAAGTGTTTCCTACTGCTGCATATACTGGTTGTATATTACTACTAGTACCAATAGCATTTTTAAAATGTTGAGACTCTACTAACTCATACAAAGAATCAAAATTTTCTTGTAATAAATAATTAAATGAAATATTTATATTTTCTGTTTGTGATGTAGGTGTTGGTGATCCTGCAAAAGAGGAGTGTTCAAAAGTAAAATTAATATTGATTGCAGCACCTGTCACTAATTGTGTAAAAGGATTTAATTGACTAAAATCTATATTAACTACAGAATTATTAACAGAAACTGTGCTTCCAAAAGTATAATTTCCACTTGAGACAGTTGTGTCTAAATTTGTATTAGACAAAGCGCCTCTAATTAAATTAGCTTGAAATTCTAATTTAACTGGATTATTAAAAATGTCTTTTAAATCATATCCTTCTACGTAGTTACCATAAACAAGACGATTACCCATTAAAGTCTGACCTAAAGCTTTTATAGGAACATTATCGTACAGCCTTAAAAGCTCAGTTGAAGGGAGTATTGTAAATATTTTTCTATTATCAAATGTAAAAGTGTATTCAGTATTGTCTGCATACCCTTGTAAGCCTTTAGGTAATTTGTCAATAATTTTAATCGTATCGTCTGTGCTTTCCTTATAAAGAATTTCAATAGCTTTTACTAAAGAACTACCTGAATTAAACTGAATGTCTACACCTGTTATGGTATTTATCATTCCATCATTTAAATTGCTAGAAAAATTATAATTGTAAGGAGCTGGGTCAAATGCTGGTTCAGACCACTGAGATGTTGCTGAAAACTCACCGTTTGTGTATTGGTACCTATAAGCAAAACATATAAACCTTTCCTCTAAAAAATCATCTATATTATTAGATTGACTTTTTAACACAATACTAGGAGCTTTAATAGGCGGTTTTTTAATCACCATAAACTCTTCCGCTGTTACAACATCTACGTCATAAAAAGGGTTTGGATAGTTCTGAGTTACATTTATAAACCTAGGGGGATTAATGTTGTCAGTAAAAAACAATAAGTCATCTACTAAATCTATACCCGTTATTAAATGCTGAGGATTAAAATTTAAAGTGGTATTAGCGCCAAAACCATCATCAATACTTATTATATGATAGGTAAGGCTTTGAGTAGTAGGATTAAAAGAGACAACCATGTCAATTTTACCTGTCTCCCCTAATGTAAATGCAGGGTCGTGAACAAACCAATATATACGATTGTTTTGTCCATCTTCATAAGCCCCTATACATCTAGCTTGTGAACTTAAAAGAACTGCTCCGGTAGTACTTCCAGTCTGCTCATACTGCAGACTAGTCATTTTAGTGTTCCCTTTTGAATTTTCAACCGATCCTATCTCTGAATCTTCAGTGGACCCTAGTCTAACATTTAACGCGTCTATGTATTCCCCGTTTGGTACAAGTCTTTCATCGAGAGCTTTATTCATTCTCCCTGCGATAAAGTTTCTTTGAATGTTTGCCATTTTATTTAATCCACTTATTCTCGCCTCTTAGATTCATTAACAATCTTCCAGGATGAATATTACTTATTCTGATTTTTGCGTTTCTCAATAAAGAACTTTTATCTTTTCTCGCTCTATTTATTATATATTCTTGTACTCCAAATTTGTTATTTAATATTTCATATTTAATATAAGCATATAAATAATCTTCAAATAGTTTATTTACACTTACTAGAGAATCATTACCACCCTCCATTCCGTCAGAGATATACTCTAAAACACACTGCTTGTTGGCCATGGTAGAATCAAAGTTTATTACACCAGCTTTTTTATCTATCCTAAAAGTTGGATTAAAGTTTGCAGTCTCCGTGTTTAAACCATATCTAGCGCCAATATTGTAATCTTTCCATGCGTCTGGATTTTCTGACGCTACATCAGAAACATCATTAGAATTATTTTGATTTAAGTAAATACTCTGTTGTTGACCATTCACCCTTTGAGTATCTAATGTAGAAGCAGTTGTTTGAACCGTACCATCTGCATTAAAACTTAATGACCCTGTTGCACTTTGAAGATATGAAGCAGCTGAATTTACTTGTATATTTTCAGTAAGCGGCCTAAGATAACCATCTTGATACAATGATATACGAACCCAATTCACATAGTCAGAAGGTAAGATAAATTTAAGATCATCAAAAACTTTTAACTCTAAAGCTTTTATTTCTTTAAAAGCATCATAGTTAAGCTCTTGTATGCCTCGCTTAGTATGAAACAGAATCTTATATCTCTCTTCGTTATTAACTAAAGAGTGGTTTCCTGAATACATTAATAAAAAATTATTAACTATATCCGTTAAAGGAATGTACTGGTAAGACCCCCAATTAGCATCTGTAGGCGCAGCACCTGCGTTTTCGTAATATTGATATTGAGATAAATATGCCATTAGTTTTCTTTTTGTTCTTCCATTTGTTCTTGTTCAGCTCCAAACTGCGCCTCTTGTATATCCCTAATAGACATCCCTGCATACTGAAGTATTTTAAATACTAAAGAAGTTTCGTCATCAGACGACAGCTCAAAGTCTTGAAAGTCAGCATTACTTTGATTAAATGCTGGCTCTCCACTAGCTACGTTTAAATAAGTCCAATTAGGATCTTTAGGATAGCGTATGTATTGCGCTTGAATATCAGTAGCTCCGTTATATTGAGCTGGAAATATAGTTATAAACGACCCTTGCAAAGTATAAGCAGGATAAGGTATGCTAGGAGATGTAAGATTGGAGGCGTTTAATAATGTTATATTGCTGTTTGATACTTTCTCGGCTTCACCTTGATATACACCACCGCTTGAACAAAGCACTTTATTAATAAGATAATAATCATCTCCCGTTGTGCTTTGAGATGGTAAAAAATATTGATTAAGCAAATTTTGTGTTAGTGTTTTAGTTTCTGAAAATAAATCAATTACTTCTTCGTAACCTTTTCGTATATCGGCATATCCACTACCGACGAGTCTAGCATTCTCTTGATTTATTAATTGGTTGTACTGATAAAAATAATCATCAAATATATCTAGCTGTGCTTGTTTAGCAAATAAATTAAAATCTTGCGGTGATATATAACCGTAATTATTTTTATTAAGGATAGCTAAAACTGTATTTCGTACAGAATTTATCATTGTTATTCTTTTACACAAAGATAAGTAAAAAAAAAAGAGGTCAATTTTTGTTGACCCCTTCCCTAAATAATAAAATATCAATAACAGATTAAGCTATAGCTACTCCCGTTACAGTCATTCCAGTTATGTCTACAGGTACTGTAGCATTTGTCCAGCTTGTTTCAGCCGCCGTCACAAGCGCTGCATTTACGTTTGCTCCAAATCCAGAAGTTAAACCTGTTCCAGTTATAGCAATATGCTTTGTGCCGTCCATTAAAAAAATCTTAGCTGCTGTTGATGAATTAGTCTCTGCAAATAAAATCTTGTCTGTGTCTATGTGCACATTTCCTGCGTCTGCAGATGTGCTTATTGTAATATATTTTGCCATGTTAAAAAATTTATGGGTTAAACAAAAAACAAAGATACAGAAAATTAAAACGCACTATTTACATGTTCTTCGCTAATCCTGATAAGTGCTTTAATACTTCTATACCCTCATCAGACTCAAAAAATGATGACACCATATATGTAGGCTCTTCACCGTAAGGTACGTTTAACATTTTCTTTTTATTTGAAGGTGTATTAAACCATACTTCTTTTTTCTGATTACGTAATTGTAAAATGCCTTTATCAAAAAATCCTTGTATTATAGCATTCATTTTTAAAGCAGGATCTTGCAATAACATCATAAAATCTCTAGGCTGAGTCTTAGCAAACACTAATATGTCTCTCCTCAGTTCAGCTGTTGTCATTCTAGATATGTCTTGATTAAATATAACACGCCCTACGTTTTCTGCTTGCTCGACGCTAAGCTGTCGCGCTTCTATTAAAGCATCAACTTCTAAATTTAAAGTTTCCACAACATCAGAGGCTTCTTTTGCTTTATCAACCTCGACATATACCCTCTCCTTACCGGGATGATATTCTAAAAATTTTTGTAATACTTGATTGTTTTTAGGAACAGTCAAAAACCCATCTAGGAAAACAATAGGCTCTAATATAGCATTGTCATCTTGCTCTTCTTCAAAGGGTGAGTTTTGATTTCTTGCGTATCTTAAGGATTTATTAGTTCCTGTTTTTTCATCAAACCATAAAAGAGGAAATCTTTTAGTATTTCTTGACGCTAAGGTTAAGGATAGTGGCGCTGTTTCA